AGTGGCGGCGCAGGCCTTGACGAGGTGCTGGGCGCCGACGTCGCCTATCAGGCCGTCGTCGCCTCCGAACACGCTGCCGTGTACGCGGTCCCAGCTCGCAGACGGCGAGCTGCCGGACATGCGTGCGGCCAGGTAGCACGTGTAGGCGTTGACGAGCGTGTTCATGATCGACGTCTCGGGTGACCCGGACAGCCTGGAGTAGGCGGTCTGGTATCTTACGCCCAGCGAGGTTGTGGCGTTGAGATGGTGCTGGCTGCCCATGAGGTCGGCAAGCTGCTCGTGGTAGGGCGTGGCGAAGAGGGCGCGCATGAAGCTCTCCTCGAGTATGCGCTGGGGCTGTCCCATGGTGCCGTCGAACCTGGAGTAGTCGGACTCCACGACGCTGGACGCGTGCATGCAGACGTCAGCAACGCGTTGGGCCACCTCAAGTGTTGCCTTGCCGAAGGCGTACCATGGCATGGTCTTGAGGTGGGCGGCGGCCGTGTAGCAGTAGGCCGAGTACTCTAGCTTGTCGTGCGGTGCGATGGTTGTGATCAGGCGCGGGTCGGCAATCTTGGAGTAGGCTTCGGCTTTCTGGAACGACTTGGCCACGCGCTTGGCTATCCAGCGGAACGATGCCAGAGCGAACTGGAGAATGTTCTGTTGTGCCGGCGTGGTCTGGCGTTCGAGCACCTCCTCGGCGGTGGTGGGCTCGCCTTGGTGCCTAACCGGCACGCAGAACGCAACGAACTCCTCGATGGTCTGAAGCACGAACGGGGACGCCTCGGTGCGGTTCGTTAGCCGCGTGACCCTGTGGCTTACACCTCGCGCGTCATTCCCCTTGCTCTTCACCGGCACGGCGGATCCGGGATAGATGGGGTTCATGAACGGCACGAGGGCTACCTTGGGCGGGTCGAGGCTGGGCTTACCGAAGTCGAACGTGTCGACGCGGTCCTCGGGCAGGCTCACGTAGGCGCGGTGGGGGGCGCCTATGGAGTGGAACTCGTGGAGGATGAGGCCCTTGCACTTGCGTGCAATGAGGGCCGCAGCGTCCTGCGAGGTCGGCCCGAGGAAGGACTCGATCGTGGCTGAAGTAACCACGGACTTGGCGTTGCGCAGATGCCTGGCTATCGCCTCGTCGTGTTCAACGTCCAACGTCGCCGCCGTATACTCGCCCGCGAGGCTGGTGCTTACCACGTGGCCCCGCTTGGGGCACATGATGTCCAGCCGCACGTGCTTTCCGGTGGCTCCGTCGATGGTGCGCAACGGCGTGTGTTTCACGCCGCTTGCCAACCAGGCCCAAAGGCCGTTCCACTCTCCGGTGGGGGTCAGCAGCACCAGTTGATGGTCCTCGTCTGTCGCTCGCCTGTCGACCAGGTAGGTCACCGCGCGGTAGGGTATACCGCACATCCGCTTCGTCACTAACAACTCGTCTGCTGAATAGTTCCAGACTGGGTGCACGGCTGTGAAGCCGTGTCGTACCCTGTAGGTCAGCATATTGTCTGGACCGAAC